GCCTATTCTAGTATTACTATATAAACTTAGCTAAAGCTAACGTTACCATTAGTAATAGCAACTTTACCTAAGTAGTCAGCTGCGTTACCTAGTGACGAAGCTGTGTTAGTTAGCTCAACATATCCGTAACGTGTCATGAAGCTCACGACTGGTTCGAATGATGCTGGGTCTAGTACTACACCACTTGACATTAGTGGGATATATGGGCAATAGAACGCTGGTGCGTCTGACTCACTTGATCCCTTGTAACCAATTAGTACATCAGCGTTATCTGCTGAGTATGTGTTTACATATACTTTCATTGCATTGTTCAATGTACCAACCATTTTAGTGTTAGTTGGTGCTTCAAATGTGCCTTCAGTTGTACGTGCAAATGCACTTGTAGTTGCAGACTGTAGGATAGTTAGTGCAAATGGTGATACCACTGCATAGTTACCTGCGCCTCTGCGTGTACGCTGTGCAATCAAGTTTGACACTCTGTTGATTTGAACTGCAAGTGCTGCATGTTCGTCACCAACAAAAGTAGCTGTACCTGATACTGCTGCTTGGTCGTATGTTTCAGCTGCTGTGCCTGCTAGTGTTTGTAGCGAAGCAATAACTTCTTGGTCAATCTCAGCAGTAATCTCTTGTGCAAGAGCTGCCATGATTTCTGCTTCAACGTCAATGCCATGCATAGACTGTGCATCTTGAGCTGCTTCGAAGGTCCAACGTGCGCTTAGTTTGCGTGTTTTTGCTTCTACAGTTTGTTTCAAGATTTGGATTGACATTCTGTTTCCAGCTTGTCCTTCCTGTACTGCTGTTGCCGCAGCCTTGCCGTCTGTTGCACCTGAATATGATTCAGCAATTTTGAATGGGCTTAGAGCTTCTTCACCTGCTGTTGCACCTGATGCACCTGCGTTGAAAGTGTCCGCATAACGAACTCTTAATGTGTGGATTTGACCCACTGGACCTGTCATAGGCTGCACACCAACTAGCTCATTTGCTATTACTGTTGGCATAACACGTCTGATGACTGGTAGGATTACTCTGTTAAGAGTAGCAACGTTACCGGCGGAAGTAGCACCAGCTGTTGCACTTTCACTCAAATACTTGCGAGTGTTTTCTAGCGTGGAAGCCATTACTGCTTTTTTATTGCCTGATAGGCCTTCAAGTAAAGCTGTTTTGGTATCCTGCCAGCGACTTTCTAGTAGTTCTGACATAATTATCTCCTTAATTTAAGCCAGCCAATCGACGGATGTCTAAGACATTCCCATCGTCTGCTGATTTTCTACTAACGTTAGTTTGTGACACATCGTCACGGTTGCCTGTTATTGTTTTGCCTTCTGCTAGAACTGCCTTCTGCTTCGCTGGAGCATTTCCACTGTCGATAACCGATGGTAGATACTTGTCAAACTGTTTACGTAAACGATCAGTTTGTACAGATTCCAGTAAGTCTGTCATAATCTCTCTTTGATCTTTGCCTAGTGGCGAAATCAAATCGTTCATAATTTTTTCACGCTTTGCGGCTTCAACTAAGCGTGATTTCTCTTTGCTTGTTGTTTCTGCAAGTGTTTTAGCTTTTGTAGCAAATGCTTTTGCTTCTGCTAGTTGTTTATTTTTCAATTCAACAACTTTCATTAGCTTTGCAGTTTCACCTTTTTCATTTAAATGTGAAATGCTATATTCGTTTGCAAATGCTTCAAATATTTTACGACCAAAGTCGTTTCTACGTGCTGCTTCAATATCTTCTTTAAGAGTTGCCATTTCACCTTTAAGTGATTTACCAACCATTTCAGAAACTGCTGTAGCACTTCTTTCGATAAAGTTCTTTTTGACTTTAGCAAAGTGTGTCTTAGCTTCACGTACTAAACGTACTTTTGTTTCAGCCAAGTCTTGTTTATCCTCGTAAAATTCTGCAATTTCCTTAGATAGGGCTTCTACAACGAATTCTTCAAGCTGGCCAAACTTAGTTGACATTACTTTTTGATCTTCGTGTAATTCAGAAACTTCTTTACCTAACTGTTGCATTACAAAACTTTTTAATAGGTTTGCGTTTTCACGCATTGCTACTGCATATTTTGCTTTAGCTTCAGCTAGTTGTTTGCGGTCATCTGCAAACTCAGAAATTTCTGCTTGAAGTCGATCTGAAACTAGAGTGTCGACAGCTTCTACCATCTGACTCTTGTCATGCTCGTACTTAG